GAAATTCTAGCAGGTGAGTTATCATCTCAGTCATATTGGGAGAAATCCCAGATTATTTCTGAGAATGACAGACTCAAGCAAGATTTTAGAACTTTACAAAATAAAGTTCTTAAAATGGAGGCAACCCCTAGTATCATCAATGATGACCCTAGGTCCCAAGGGGGAACAAGGTTGTTCTTATGTTTGGTAACAATGGTGATTACGATAGTAATCCTTCGTTACTTCTTCCACTGGCATGCATAGAAGACCAAGGGGCCTCCTAAGATCTAAAGATGGACACGTCGTCCATCCCATGGAATCAGTATCCTTTTATAAGGAGTATGATTATGTTGCTTATGCAACACCATGAGGATGGGCTATGGCGTCGTCTTTCTGTAATAGGCATTCCCAAATTCACCATTCGCCCCTTAATTGAGCTTATGGTAAAGTGGGAGCGATGTTCTGGAGTGGAATGGACTATTTCCAGACTGAAAAGTCTAAAATTAGCTCTTATCCACGCACGGTCACACCAAGAGATTCCTGACATTTGGGTTCGTAAGAACTCTAATGGGGAATTCTCTGGGGTCATCGGTTCAATCTTCCGTTGGTCTATGTTGTCTGAGAAGAATTTCGGTAAATCGGTGCAAGCCTTTATGGCTTATACCTATTACATCCTTCCTACGCTAACTGATGCGCAGAAGGAGAAATTCCTCAAAGCAATTAACCCAACAGAAGGCGATGGCCTGGATGATGACTTTAATAGGTCATTCTTCCGGTTTGTCCGCCAGAACTTCCGTAGGAGGGTTGTGGAGCAAGTACCTCAACCCTTAGTGACATATCGGGGTAATCCCGATAAGAGAGCTCCGAGGCTTTTTGGTCGTAAGAGTGTTCCCCAGAATGAGGAAATTTTGGATGATCTCCAAATTTTCAACACTACTGGTGGTATACGCTTATACCAAGATTTTCAGAGGCTTTATCAACCTCTGTTAAAGGGCCTTAAGGACCGTAAGGTATACTTGGATTATTTAGCAAATAATTCAAGCCGTAGTATGGATTACACCCCTTATGGGGGTGAAATTCATTTCCTACAGGAACCTGGCGGGAAATTAAGGTCTATTGCCTCGCCTCTTCGGATCCATCAAGAAGCACTTCGCCCTTTTGGGGAAGAACTTTATGCATTGATCCGGTCACTCCCATGGGACTGTACCTTTGATCAATCAAAGGCAATCCCATACATCCAGTCTCACCTATCTAAAGGTGGCCATGTTCACTCCATTGATTTGTCAAATGCGACAGATCACTTTCCCTTGTCTCTCCAGAAGACGGCCCTTCGGGCTATCTTCCATGAGAATTCTTGGGACCACATTGATCTTTTTGAAAAGATCAGCCGTGGAGAATGGAAGTCTTCTTTGGGCTTCCTGAAGTGGACGAAGG